TAAATGAGATTTCAGATGAACATATGGACCGCATTGAAGCGCATATGGCAAAGTATAACATGGAAAGCATGGGATCACCCAATAAAACTATTATGCACAAGCCACGTGGCTTTGCTGATGTAGGAGCACAGGAAGTTTATATGTATGATTTTACAACAAAACTACCAGCAACTCCTAATAGTTTACACGAAGAGATTGCAGGCATTTGTGGCTGTAGTTTAGGTTCGATGTTTGTAAACAACATGAATGAAGCAGAAGAATTATGGGAAGTTGCTGAAGACAGCGACGAAGAAGCAACTAGTGTACTAGCAGATGCAGATTATAGCGAAGCAGAAAAGATCAATCCCGAAGATCATTTTGGTGACGAGTTTAACGAAAAATTAGTTAACGACAGCAAAGGCACAGTGCTTTACAAAGAATATAAGGTGTAACGACAATGGATTTAAATGACTTATACAAATTAGCAGGAATTTCTAGAGACGATGCACCTGCAATAGAACCACAACCAGTAGAGCAAGTAGCTGAACAACCAACTGACGGTAGAGAAGATATGCGAGCAATGATTGCTTTGATCACTCCTGACCAGTTGAATCAATTAGTTGGCGAAGCTCCGGTTGAAGAAGGCGACGAGTATGCTGCTTCAACAACTCCTAATCCTCAGGAATATAAAGGTACACTTGGTAGTCCAAGTGATAACAGTTTGCGTAGATATCTAGGCGCAGCCGGCGACCATGTAACTGTAGACGAAGATGTATATCCAGATCACACAATAGAAAGTGTAAGCGAAGCATATCAGTCATATAAAGCAGAAGGCAAATACGGCAAGAAAAAGAAGTATGAAGAAGAAGTCAACGAAGATGACGAAGGCATGATAATATATGTTGGTGATCAAAAGTTTGAATATGCAGACTATACACTAAGTGATGCTATGAATGTAGTTGACGAGTATGCTGACGAAATGGATGGCGAAGAATATAAAATATACAATGCAGAAGGTGAACTAGTTGCGAGCGGTACAGTAGGTGACCCACAGCAAATGGAAGCAGACGTTGAAGAAAATGCGTTTAATCAAGCGGCAGCGGCAGCGGCTCGTTTAGGCAAAGATAGTTTTGAATTTGGTGGTAAAAAACACAAAACTACAATGAAAAAAGATGTAGCACATAAACTAGATGATGATGTAAATATGCTACGTAAATTAGCAGGACTACCAGTTAATGAAGGCGGGCTGAAACAAGCCGAAATTGAAGTACAAGAATGGGCTGAAAAGTATAACACAAAGACAGGTGTTAACGGTGACGAACTTGCAAACGGCTGGTTGCAAGCTATGTTGAATTCAGGCATTATGAGTGATAGCTATGATCAAGACGAATATATTGCTTTTAATGAAAAGTATGGATATGAGGATGACATGGAATGGGAAGAAGACGATGCAATGGACAAGTTCTACGCTGAAAGTCCAATAACACGCAGTATGCATGACGAAGCCAATGCAATAATGAAAAAATATGGCATTGACGAGGCTGATTTTAATGATATCCTCGGTCATTTTGAATCTAAAAATGAATCAATCAATACTGAAGAGTTGACTCAAGCTGACGCTAAGAAAGCTATATTAGAATTACTAGTAGATATTGCAAAAACTTCTAAACAATACAAAGGCCAAGTTACAAAAGACCAAGTTCATTATTTAGGATCTCTTATACACGATTTTGACGCCCTTTATGGTATTGAAACAGAAAAATATAGCGAAATAGAAAAATTATTCAGAACAGCGTCAAAAACTAATAAAGCAGACATGTCAATGATTCAACCAGCATATGCCCAAGCAAAGACATTAGACGAAGATACAAACGAAGCATACTCTGCAGGTGACGAAAATGAACAAGGCATGGTAAGTAATTGCTGTGGCGCTCCTATTATGGATGTTTATCAAGGACATGGCAGATGCTCAGATTGTAAAGAAATGGCAAGTGCTGTTGCAGAAGAATCAGTTACCGAAGGCAAACTAAAAGATCAAATGATCGATGACATGGAAAAAATGTCAAAAGAAGAATTTGCTAAGAAGTATGGCAAAGAGTCAGCTGATGACATGTATGAATCAACTGAGTCGCTGGACTATATTAAAAAGCTAGCAGGGTTGTAATATGGAAATCGATGTACTAAAACAGTTAGCAGGCTTAATTACTGAAGCGATGGGCGCACCAGATTACAATCCAGCAAAAGCAAGTGCTGGAGGTCCTGGATATGCTAGTATGCCACAACAAGTTAAACTTGCAGGCGACAGTATTTGGGATAAAGAAGACACTAATCCTCCAATGGTCACAATCACTGACTACGAAGTTGTCGAAGAAGATGGATATGTAGGTGTTACAGTTGAACATGATGGTCCGTGGACAATCTACACAGACAGTGGTTTTGAAAAAGAAATTAGTGAAATGATTGGCATGGAATTATCGTTTAGTGAACAAGGTATGCAAGAAGATGGTAGAGCACACCTTGAAGGTACTGCTGAAATGGAAAGTTCAGATCTTTCAAGACTTAAAATGTTAGCAGGAACAACATCAATATAATTACAGGCATTAACTAGAGCTACAGAAATGTAGCTCTTTTTTTCTGATAAGTATTAGCATGACAGTAGATACTAATTTAATCAAATCACCCTACAAGAAAGAGAAGTTCACAAAAGAACAAATCGAAGACCTTGTAAGATGCACACAAGATCCTCAATATTTTATTGAGAACTTTGTTTGGATTCAGCATCCAGTCAAAGGTAGAATGAAGTTTAAGTTGTTTGACTTTCAACGTGGACTATTAGATGCTTACCATAATCACAGATACAGTATAGCACTTATCAGTAGACAGATGGGCAAGTCAACTGCGGCGGCTGCATATCTGCTATGGTATGCTATGTATGTGCCTGACCAAACAATCCTTATTGCAGCGCACAAGTACAGTGGTGCTCAAGAGATTATGCAACGTATAAGATTTGCTTATGAATTATTACCAGATCATGTACGTGCAGGTGTTACTGCATACAACAAAGGTAGTTTAGAGTTTGACAATGGTAGTCGTATTATCGCACAAGCTACAACAGAAAACACTGGTCGTGGTTTAAGTATTAGTTTAGCATACTTGGACGAGTTTGCATTTGTGCGTCCTACTATTGCTCGTGAGTTTTGGACATCACTAAGTCCTACACTTAGTACAGGTGGTAAATGTATTATTACAAGTACACCAAACCAAGATGATGATCAATTTGCACAGATCTGGCGTGGTGCTTGTAATACACTAGATTAATTTGGCAACGAAAAAGCTGTTGGTAAAAACGGATTTAAAAGCTACAATGCTGATTGGAAAGCACATCCTGACAGAGATCAAGTATGGGCAGATGAAGAAGAAGGTAAAATAGGCGAAGAACGTTTTCGCAGAGAACACCTTAATGAATTTATTGCGTATGACGAAACACTCATCAGTAGTTTAAAACTTGCCATAATGGAAAGCAAAGATGTATACAAACGTACAGGGCAAGTGCGATGGTATAAAAACATTACCAAAGGCGCTACTTATATTGCGGGCCTAGATCCAAGTTTGGGAACAGGTGGAGACAATGCTGCTATACAGATATACGAACTTCCGGGCATGCGCCAAGTAGCAGAATGGATGCATAATAAAACTAGTATTACAGAACAAATACGTATCATGCGCAGTATGCTAATGGAAGTGCAAGACGCTGCTCCAGAAAGTGAAATATATTGGAGTGTGGAAAACAATACATTAGGAGAAGCAGCACTTGTGGTCATATCTGAAATGGGAGAAGAAAATATACCAGGTCAGTTTATAAGTCAGCCTCGCAGTGCTAACAGGGGATTTAGAAAAGGGTTTACCACTACAAACAAAAGTAAACTTGCAGCATGCAGTAAACTTAAAACTTGGATCGAAACAGACAAGATGGAAATTGCCAGTAGTGCATTGTTGAGAGAGATTAAAACATTCATTGCTAGAGGCAGCAGTTTTAGTGCTAAAGATGGCGAAACAGATGATTTGGTAATGGCATGTGTGCTAGTTGTGCGTATTGCTCAACAAGTGGCACAATACGATGAAGCTACATTCGATGAGCTCAAAGATAGTTTTTCTGACGAAGAGTCAGTTGAGCCTATGCCTTTTGTGTTTCTAACATAAATATAATAAAGGAACTATCATGATTAGTAGTGAAAAAATTGCAAATGAGATCTTTAAGATTCTAAGAGGCAGCGGCGTCTCAATACAGTTGTATACTGACGAAGGTGAAAGCACAGTTGATCCTGATAATGCTAGAAGGTTCTATATTAAAGATTTGGGCAGTATGATTAACTTAGATGAAACAAATAGTAACAGAGAAATACGTGTAAGTGTGAATCGTAACACAGACTTAGATGAGTTTAAAGATACGCTTTTTCAGATTAAAAATCTAGCTAATCGCAGTATTATTGAATACACACTAAAAAGTTTTACTAAAAAGATAGAACCAAAAGACCAAGATTACCAAGCGCAAAAGGTGAGAGACATGAAAATTGAAGAAGGTATTAGCCCGGCATACGGTACTAGCAAAAGCAGTTACCAAAAGCTAGAAAGTGCTAAACTTATTATTAAACACACAAAAGCAGTGAATGAAGAATCACGTGGCAGTAGAAGTAGAAACATCAATGCAATTTATATTGAAAATGCAGACGGTGAACGTTTCAAAATGCCTACCAATAATTTAGCAGGTGGCAGAGCTATGCTACGACATGTTAAAGAAGGCGGCGAATTTGCTGATGCCTTTGGTAAGCATATTCAAGAACAAACAGTTGAACTCAAAAGATTAAAAGAGTTTGCCAATTACAGTAAGCGCAACAATTTGGTAAATGAAGATACAGCAGAAATAGTAGAAGCAGTCTCTCAGCGTATTTCTACTATTAGAGAATCAATTAACAAACTCAAAGGTTGTAAATGTTACAACGAAACAAAAGAAAAGTTTGAAGCAAAAGAAGTTAAGATCAATGAAACAGATCGTACAAAACTTCGTAATCAGTTTACAGTACGTACATTTGACGAAAGTCTAGATGATGCGCTACCGTATGTAAATGCATTAGTTAAAGAGATGAAAAGTCTCAAAGAGCGTGATGCGTTTGCGGCAGAGACACTGGATAGTCTAGTCAATACTATTATAGGTATGGACAAAGTAAGACTACGCAAAGGTGTTGACGTCAGAAGTGATCCTGAAAATCCAATGGCTAATTCAAATATGAAAGATAAGTCACTTAACGTACAGTTGGGCGCAGCGGCTAGTTATCTAGCAGGCGTAATCGATGGCGGTAAAGATCAGGATCAGCTCGCAGTATTGTTGTCAAGATTTGACGATGAGGTTGACAATATCAAAGATGGTGCTATGTTAAAGAAAGCAGTTCTTGCTATCAAAACATTAGTGTCTAAGACAAAACAATCAGCGAGCGAAACCCGTGTACCTAGTGAACCAATTGAAAATACATTTGAACACGCATTTGAAAAATACGATTTCAATAAAATATTCGGTTGACAGGCACACAAAAAACACATATACTAGTGACTATATGTTAGTAGTCACAAAGGCATACTTAGGCATAAAACATAGGCAAATTATAGGAGAATAACTATGGCAACATTGGCAGAAATTCGAGCAAAACTACAAGCATCAGAGGGCGGCAATCGTAGCAGCTCAGGCGGAGGAGGCGATAACGCTATCTTCCCATTTTGGAATATCCCAGAAAATTCAACAAGTGTATTACGCTTCTTACCAGATGGTGATGCAAGCAACACATACTTTTGGCGTGAGCGTCAAATGATTCGTTTGGAATTTGCTGGAGTGAAAGGCGACCCTAACAGTCGTCGAGTCACAGTGAACGTTCCATGTAATGAAATGTGGGGACCGGTGGGCAGTTGCCCAGTGCTATCAGAAGTACGTAACTGGTTTAAAGATCCTGCACTAGAGGACATGGGTCGCAAGTATTGGAAAAAGCGTAGTTACGTATTCCAAGGCTTTGTAGCTGAAAACAGTCTACAAGAAGATACTACGCCCGACAATCCAATTCGTAGGTTTATTATCAATCCAAGCATCTTTAATATTATTAAAGGCGCACTAATGGACAGTGATTTTACAGAACTTCCTACAGATATTGAACAAGGTACTGATTTCCGTCTTACCAAGACAACAAAAGGTCAGTATGCAGATTATTCAACATCTAGCTGGAGTCGCAGAGAGCGTAGCTTAGACAGTAACGAACGTGCAGCAATTGATACACATGGGTTGTTTAATCTAAATGATTTCCTTCCCAAACAACCAACGGAAGCTGAATTGACTATGATTGGTCAAATGTTTGAAGCGAGTGTAGATGGTCAAATGTATGATCCAGAATTGTATGGTAATTTTTATCGTCCAGCTGGTGTACAAATTGATACATCAAACAGTGCGCCAAACAATTCAGCAGCCAAGCCTGCGGCACAAAGTGTCCCGCAACCAACACCAGCGCCTGCAACAACAGCGGCTCCGGTAGTAGAGGCAGCACCAACTCCTGTCACACCGCCTGCACAACAAGAAGCAGTAGCAGCAGCAGTAGCAGCTACAGCACCAGCGGGTGATGATAGCGGTGAAAAGCCAAGTGCGCAAGATATCTTAGCAGCAATTCGCAATCGCGGAGCATAATCAAAACATCTAACACAGTAGGCGGCAATAGTCGCCTACACTATATTCTTGGAGAAATTAATGGCAAAGCCTTTTGACGTAAGTAAATTCCGCAAAAGTATTACTAAAGCGGTGCCCGGACTAAGTGTTGGGTTCAATGATCCGGACACATGGATCAGTACAGGTAATTACACACTAAACAAACTAATCAGTGGAGAATTTGAAAAAGGTATTCCACTAGGTAAAGTAACAGTACTCGCAGGAGAATCGGGTGCAGGCAAAAGTTATATTGCAGCAGGTAATGTAATCAAGTCAGCACAAGAGCAAGGTATCTTTGTAGTACTAATCGACAGTGAAAACGCACTGGATGAAAAGTGGCTACATGCACTAGACGTAGACACAGCAGAAGATAAACTACTCAAACTTAATATGAGTATGATCGACGATGTTGCTAGAACTATCAGTGACTTTATGAAAGACTACAAAGCAGAATACACAGACAAGGAACACAGCGAGCGTCCTAAAGTATTATTTGTAGTTGACTCGTTGGGTATGCTACTAACACCTACTGATGTTGATCAGTTTCAAAAAGGTGATATGAAAGGTGACATGGGTCGTAAGCCCAAAGCACTAACATCACTGGTTCGTAACACAGTTAACATGTTTGGTGAATTCAATGTAGGACTATTAGCAACTAACCACACATATGCAAGTCAGGATATGTTTGATCCAGATGACAAGATCTCGGGTGGACAAGGCTTTATCTATGCATCAAGCATTGTTATCGCTATGCGTAAACTAAAACTAAAAGTAGATGCAGACGGCAACAAAACATCTCAAGTACATGGTATTAGAGCAGCGTGTAAAGTAATGAAAACACGTTATGCTAAACCTTTTGAAAGTGTACAGGTGGAGATCCCATACGAAACTGGTATGAGTCCTTATAGTGGACTTGTTGAATTCTTTGAAGCAAAAGAGATTCTAAAGAAAAGCGGTAACAGTTTAGAATACACTAGCCCTAAAACAGGCGAAGTAATTAAAATGTTCCGTAAGCCTTGGAATGCTAACAAAGACGGAGCATTGGATGTCATTATGAGCGAATGGGACGATGAAGTTGTAGACGCTGTAGAAGAACTTCTGGAGGTAAATATCGAGGATACATTACCAGAGGAAGATACAATAAATGAAAATGAGTGATAGTGAAATAACTGCATATGTAGATATGTGGCTTAGTATTAAACCATACATTACTGCAAAAGATCGTGAAGTAGCATGTGAAAAGTTTCTTAGTGTAATTAACGAAAACATTGCAGATCTAAGTGAAGTTGGTGACGAATGGTTTGGTTATGACTCAACACTAGATAGAGTAATTAGAGATGCTTATTATGAGGATGCTTATGATGACATCGATCAGGACTCGGATGAATATGATGATTGGCAATGAGCTGGTATAGTAAAGTAAAGCAGAATATAGCTAATATTGTTCCTGCAATTGATTATTTCGAAACACAACTAGATGAAGCAAGATTAGATTGTGGACTCAAGGGCAATGTGGAAAAACATTCACGTGACATGCCTGGTATAGTTGAGTATCGATTTAATCAGTTACAGGAACTAGAAGCTATACTTGAACATCTTAATATCGAGATGCGCAGGATTCGCAACAAACATTATCGCAAATATCTAGAAGGATATAACAAAGCACTTTCAAGTAGAGATGCTGAAAAGTATGCTGACAGTGAAAGTGAAGTGATTGACCAGCAACATATCATCAATGAAGTAGCACTAATCCGTAATAAGTTTATGGGATTAATCAAAGCTATTGACGCCAAGCAGTTTCAAATTAATAATATTGTGAAACTACGTGCAGCAGGGCTGGAAGACGTTAGCCTGTGAATTGGATGGAAATTGATAAGTTACTGTACAGTATGATTCCTTTGTATGAGGATAGAGAACTACTGTACAGTGACGTCAAAAAGAAATTTAATTGGAATGATAGTCAAGTTAAAGCGGCAGTAGATCCAATACTCAACCGTAAATTAGTAGAGCTAAAACAAACAAAAGCCAAGACTAAAGCAGCTAAACCTAAAAAGGCTAAAGCAGCTAAAAACCTAATTAATAAATAGTTTTATGAAAAGCATCGCTTATACCTGGAATCAATATGACGAATCTGTAAATTTCAATGGCGAAATAGTAATGTCCGCATTGGATGATTTTTATGGAGTACTACGTAATGCCGGAATACACAAGCAAATTTTAGAACTAGAACGCAAATGTGAATTTGATGTTGTGTACTATACAAATCGGTTTGATAATTTAGCAACCCTCGAAAAGTCAGCTCGTCAAACAGATATACAAGCCAATACTGTGTACAATTTAGATCATGAAGCTGTTTGTTTCTATTGTCGTGGCATTACATTTTCAACTATGAGCATGTTACACAGATACAAAGACATTGTAATGAAAAATCCAGATTATAACAATAATATGGTATTCAATAGTTATCTAATTAATTCAGGTATACACAAGGCGATAATCCAATGAGTAGTCTAGGATATAAGATAGAGGCTGATTTATCGAATTTAAAAAACATTGCGGTTTGTATTAGTGGAGAACCTAGAACATATAATATGTGCGCAGAAAGTATAAAGCGACATTTTGATTTCCCTGCCGACGTAAACGTAAAGTTCTTTGCACACACATGGAATAGTAATAGCTATAAAGTTAGTAATTGGTCAGCTGACGCCGATACAAAAATAGAATATGAAGTATATGATGCTAATTTTATAAACCGTGATCTAAGAAATTTTTTCGATTTTGAAAAATTAGAAGTTGAACAAAAGTTTGAGGCAATAAAAGTATTTGATAATTTGTTTTACAGTGAAGCTAAGGCTAACCT